AGAAAAGAGAATTTAAACTCAAATATTTTACGTGACAAATCATCGCGAAACTGTTGTTCAAAAATACAACCAGTAATACTAGGCTCGCCCTCAACTTCAAGCAAATAAGGCTGTGTGTTTGAATCCAGCGTTACGACAAACAAGCCAGTATCTTTTCCGCTTACATCTACAGTCGTGGTTTTAATTAATGGAGGGTCATTCGTCGCGGCACTGTCTCCAATTGCGTATGAATAGGCAAGCGTTACATTAACCGTGAATAGGTAATTATCGCCCGATGTAGTAACCGCTGTATATGCTACCGTTTCTGTTTGACTTCCTGCATTGATTAGACGAATTATCCCCGTAGTCTGTGGGATGTTTGCTAGCGAATCCTTGTCTATTTCAATCTCAGTGATTACGCCTGCTGTTAATGCTACTGCTAAATCGCCCTTGTCAACGTGATTCCAATCGTTGTCAATTACTGCGCTTGATGTTACCGTTTCGCCTGCAAATTCCGTATAAGGAACAAAAGTATCAATGTCTGTGAATTCTGTAACGTATTGAATCTGTAAGTTCGAGAGTTCTTTTGCTGATGTATAAGGAAAGGTGCTAGTCGTCAACTGACTACCATCCACCCCGTCGTATACATTACCATTACCAATATGTGCAAATATCTTTGTTAATCTCGCCATTATTTCATCCCTGTATTATTGATTATCATTTTGATTAATATAGCATCGTTTTTGTATTGATAAAATTAATGGTTTAATATGGCACTTGGTAGTGGTTCGCCAGGTCTTCAAAGGTCATTTCTTTTAGGGAGGTTGCGAATCTGTAGAATCTTTTTTCTCTTATATAAGTACCTCCTTGGTCTGGAATTGTGCTTGGCTCTCCACTAACTCTATTTATAATGCTCATGCCGTCCTGTATGGTAGTAATAGAACCATCATACTCTGAACCGTCAATTGTGTGGTGTTCATAAAGGTAAGCACGCACGACATCAATTAAGTTCGAGTCTATATCGTATACCGAATCAAAACGGCTCATATCTATATCGCAAGTGTAATATTGCTCAACTCTAGATCTAATTACATTATTGCTGTCTTTATACTTGCGATAAGAGGCTGTTGTGTTCATACCCGTTCCATCAGCTAAATCAGTCACAACCCAACCTGTGTCAGAGGTGAGAGACCCACTGGAGTTATAATCTTTTTCTCTACGATAGCTCTTAACATTTACAGATAAATCAAAATGTTTATCTGAGTATCTTAACGCATTTAAAACTCTAAGTTTTTGACCGAAAATATCTGCATATTTAACCCCAACAAAATTACTATACAAAACATCATCACCAGTATGATTTTTAATTGCCTGTTGTGGGTCACTCTCATAATATAAATTATAATCCTGCGAACTTGGCGCGGTTGTTTTTAATTGTGGGTTTAATACATAGCTATCTATTTTGTTGGGTGAGTATACGTCATAAAAGCTACTAAATCCTTTATCTGGCCAGCCTCCTGCAACATATAACTCTTTATGACCATAGGTACATGGAAACATTATTGGTGTTTTGGGAAACCCAAAAGGATTATAATAGCCCGAACACCATTCATCTCTTTCATTATGCAACCCCGCTGACAAAAGAGCATAACCACCACCCCATCTTCTGAGACCACTTGAGACAGTTAGCGACCAATCGCAAAACCTAATATTATTTTCTAATGTTTCAAAACTCCACAAGGCATAATAAGCGTGTGCAAAAATCATTACCAAATCCTCGCAGGAGACAAGAATTCGCCTTCAAATACGTTGACGGTATAGACATATATGGAATTTGGGCAAGTGCCTATAGTATAATAAAACTCTGTGTCTGTTGGCTCAGCAGGTCTTGCAGTATCTGTTACAATTGATTTTTGGTAATTAACATAACCACCAGTGTTTTCGTCTTTATCACATGTTATTTTTAAATAAATATATTGATAATTATTAAATGGCACTTCAAACCTATATTCCGGAATGTCATCATAATTGTCGGGAGTTTGAGCATAACCCTCAGTACAAAATATAACCTTAGTATCAGCGTTCTCTGTGTCTACTGTTTTCGCAGATTCAAAAGCGAAAAGAGAAAAACCTTTGAATTGAAGTCCTTCAATTGATATATAGTTTTTTTCATATTGTCTTATATCATATTCTAATTCAACAGGGTCAGTATCGGGAATTGCCTTAACATAGATTCTTCCTATATGGTGGTAGTAATAACCTAAGTCAGATTGTGGTATTCGTACATTATTACCAGCAAAGTTAGTATCATTTTCACCTGTTAATACTGTTAGCGTTGGGATAGTATTTAGCGAACCACCGACCTCCCAATCGTTAGCAATCCGTATGTAAATTTCAACTTTGTCACCATCAACATAATTAGACAAATTAACTAATCCCTCGGGCACGTCATAATACTCATATATCCAATTATCATCATCGCTTGTATATATCGCACCTCCCAAAACCTTGCAATACTGCGTATCATCACCGTCTTTTTTGAATAGCGACATTTTCCAAGGGTGGTCTGAGATTTTCCCGCCTTGTCCACCGATTCTGCGACTGCCCTGCACGCCACCCCGTAAAGGTGTTGTTGATTGACCCTTAATAACTCTCGATACCTTCTTGACCGCTGAACCAGATAGTAAGTAACCTGCCATTAGCTTTGCCTCGATGCTGGGATTTGTAAAGAACTCCAGCTTAATGATGGGTACGCGTTGAACGGGATGTAGTAAGCTGTATCACCCGTTATAACATTGCTATCTTTGTCTAATTTTGCAGGTTCGTCTATACGTTCATCGCCTATGTCCGTGCCGTTCTCTTTTGTAGCTAGTAGTTTTTTCTTGATAAACTCAAAACTCTCACTGCCGGGAAATAGCCTCATAAATCCGCGATTCATTGGGCTTATTTTATGATCGCCCTCAACAACTTCAATTGCGATTGACATGGCGTAATATTTATTTCCGATTGCATCAGTACTAAGCGTTGAATTAATGTCAATAATTCGCCCCTTTTCTTTTTGAACTCGTACACCTGCAATACTGACATTCGAAGCATTTATTGAATTCGTGTAAATAGGTGTTGAACTGACGTTAAAATTACTGACATTATAAGACACTTCAAGCAATGTTTTTGCGTCGTATTTAGAAACACCCACAAGAGGCTCAAAGGTTGTTGATTCAACGGGAATTGTCAATTCCCCTTTGTCATCATAAGCGGTTTCAAATGGGACTTCATATTGTTGAGAACGTGAAGAGAAACGTAAATCCGTTGACCACCTGCCTGACTGCCCTCCGTTGTCGTCATCGCTTGGGGCACCGTATTCAACAGTAACCTTCCAATATATATAATCTCCACCCTCATCATTGTTATATGGTTCGGCTTTGCGTGATATTACAGGTAAGTTCATTTCAGCATCGGGGTAGTTATCGCCCTTTTGCGGAATGCCTTCAAGATTGACAATCCTGTACTCCATTCCATCGCTGAAATCGTCATTCTCAACGTAATAAGTTCGTGTTATTTTATATCCGTTATCGTCTTGAGATAACGACACTTCGGGATTGTAACCGTTTAAAACTTCTGCCATTTTGTCTCCTTAAAAGTCTGCGACTTCGGTGCTTGTTTGATTTGATGCAATCGTGTTAAGATAAGTATTTGCTTTCTGCGCTTCTTTTAGTTGTTTGTTTTGAATTTTGCCCATAAACTGAGTTTTCTCAAGTTTGTTAGCTTCAAGTGTCCCTTTTAAGAATGCACCCTCTACGGCTCTTTGGGTAACAATTCCGTCACCTTCTTTTTTCTTCTTTTCCTCTTCTTTCTCTTCTTCTTCTTTTACCTTAACAACAGAACCCTCAGTTTTCTTGATAGCATCTTTTATTGCTTGTTCTGCATCTTTTACAGTTACTTTCTTTTTGGCGTTCTCTTCTTTTACCCACTCTTTACTTATTTTATCTCTTTGCTTATCTTGTAGTTTATCAATACTTTCAAGCATGGCTTTTCTAACCTTGCCTTCATACTTGATATTGTTAACTAGCCTTTTGTATTCACCTTTGCTACCTGTGGCTTTAGTCCACATTATTTTATAGCCGTTGATTGAATCCTGTAGCACGCCTTTTGTTTTAATCCATGCTTTTGCTATTCCTGTCCCTGCGTCAACCTGTAGTGATTTAAACACCATTTTAACGGTATGTGCGTTGTCTGCCAGTTCCTTCATACTCTTTGAGATAAGGCCAAGCATTTTGTCAACCTTTAAACCATCAATTAAAAAACGGCCTATATCCTCTTGCAGTTCCTTCCAACGCTGTCCCATTTCCTTGATTCTGTTCGCTGTGCTTCCTGCTGTTTTCGCGTAGTCACCAACGGCATTTTTGGACTGTTCTACAATCTGTTTCCATATTACTTGCGTTTTGGCTTGCTGTTCTGTAACCCCAGTGAGTTTTTTAATTTGTGCTACTTCGCTTTTAAACTCTTTTGTGCCTTGTCGAATTACAATACCCAATGACTTTGCGCTTTCAGTTTCACCTAATAGGGCTTTAGTAAGTGCCTCAGACGCTCCTTTAGCCCCTCCGCTGTGATTCTGAAATGAAGCTAAATCTATCGCTAATTTATTAACTTCTGAGGATAGTTTAAGTGCCTCACCAGTTGTAAACCCGAAACCTGTAAGAAGGTCACCTGTTGAACTTAAAAGCTCTTTAGATGTTGATGTAGCAATACCGAAATTTTGAGCTAGTGATTTAGCTACTATATCGGATTCTTTTTCTATGCCTTTGAATACTGCTGTGAATTTACTGCTAACCTCTTCGGCATCAGACGCGAGTTTAATCATGCTCCAACTCATTTTTGCCACAACACCAGTAAGTAATGCGCCTACAACAGTCCCAACGCCTACCGAGGTTTTCTGAAATCCCAAAAGCCTTTTCTCTGACTTTTTTATACCATTATTGAACTGCCTAAAATTCAATCCTAGATTTAAAACTGCTGTAGTTGCCATTATTTACCTACTCTTTTTACCATGTTTTTGAGTACTTTAAGTTTATTGCTTATTTCTGCGCCTGTTTCCTGTTCTGTAGCTTTTTCCATTTCTAAAAAGCTATCTAACTCAAGCACATTTGTATACGTCTTATTATGCAAGTCTCTTGCTATTCGAGCAATATTTACTTCCATCTGATTATAGTTTGCCCTCTCTATTGATAAAAAAGCACCCCACTCACGAAACTCTCTCCTAGAAAGCTTTTTCTTTAATTCGTAAACGGGGCAACTTAATTTCTCAGCGATTTTAAACCATAGTCTTAAATCGTAATCAGATTTTAGTTTTTTTCGATATCTTCTTGAGTTACACCGAACTTATTAACCTTCATTATCAAATTGCATAGATCATCTTGGTGGGCTAGTGGCATTTTTTCTTTTATTTGAATTGCTTTTTCATCGTTAAAATGCCTGTTGCCGTTTTCATCCAAAGCACAAAATGCAATTTGTTCATAAGGTTCTTTTTCTACAAGGCTCTGTAGCTCATCGCTCACAATTAGCTTAATGTAAATATCACCAATGCAAGTGTCGCTTTGCTTTTCGCATAGAGCACTGTTATAAATCTTATCTAAATCAATCATTATTTACCTTTATTTTATGCGCTTGGTGTAATTGTTGGCTCAGTGTCACCGTCAACACCTGTTAGAATTGTGAAAACTACATCAGCAGTAGGAAAGCCTTCTTCTGTCATTTCTCCTGCTGTGTATGTCATAATATTAACATCAAACACATATGTTGAACCCTCAACATCTGTGACAGTTAATGTATCCTCTGTATTGACAATTGTTGGTAGAGCGTTGTAGTCATCTGCAAGAAAGGCACAAGTCAACGTTAAATCTTCAATGTCAATAAATTGCCTCTTGCCTTTAGAGCGGAAAGTAACATTTTTATTTGTTGTTGTGTCGGGTGCTTCTCCACCTGTGAAATTCGGTAGTGTTAGCGATGTAACCCCAAAATCAATTGCGGCTGTTGTTAAACTTGCTGATGTCCATCCGTTTGGTAATTTACCTGCCATTGTTCTATCTCCTTAATTGTGTTGTATTGATTTTATTAATATAGTTTGTTTTGGTTATATTAAAAACTGATAGTTATTTCTCAAACGCTCTGATTTGAATATCAACTTTGTACTGATACCACACGTCGTCAAACGTACCTTGAAACCCACAACTCGTAGAAACGATAGACGTTTTATAGTTAGCCGTTTCTATGACCTCGGATGTCTGCCAAAGATTGCCGATTGCAACCCCTTTAGAGACTGCAAGTGTGTCAGCCGTTCCGATTGGTGCAAACACCATATAAGAAAAAACACCGCCTAAATTATCGCCCTGTGAAGTTACACGGTTCTCAAATGCAGGTGTGTAATTCTCACGAACCCAAAACGGCTTGCCTGTTGGCTCGAAATCACGGTTTTCATATTCGGTTGAACCTGCGGGGATAATTCCGCTTTCACCTAGTCGCTGTTTGAATGCCTGTCTTATTTCTGAAATATCTATCATGCTTTATACCTTTTTGTTCTGTCTGTCTAATTCGTTTTTAATCTCTATAAGTGTAACTGTTACCATTCCGGCAGAGGCTTGATCTGACCATCCATGTTCTAGCCTCATTGCGTACGGCATTGAGTTTGAGATATTGATAGAATCACCAATATCAACAGAGCCGATAACACTATTATGCCTTGATAAAGTCGAACCATCAACACTGAATTTACTTTGGTTTCCTCCTGCATCCATGTCAACAGAGCGGTTTATAGTATTGACTCCCACTTGCCAGTTAGCACGAAAAACACCCTCATCAACAGGGCTTTTAGTCATTAATAATTTACTTGCAGTTAGTGCAACACTGCGTATCCCCTTAGTCCCAACCTTATCGACTTTTTTAACATACTT